ATACTCTACAGTCTAACATCGACACAGTAAGTGGACGTGTTGACGCGATTCTAAATGGTTCTTCGGACTCACTAGATACAATCGTAGAAGTTGTCGCTGCATTTGAGAACGCAGATTCTGATCTACAAACACTAATCTCATCTAACGCAGGATCACACACAGCGAATGCTGCTGCGATTACTGCAGAAGAGACACGTGCCCTAACTGCTGAAGGTGTACTACAAAGTGCAATCGACGCGGAAGAGACACGTGCGACTGGTGTTGAAACAGATCTACAATCTCAGATCACTTCTGAAGTTGCGGCACGTTCTGCTGCAGATCAGTCAATGAGAGAAGATCTAGACTCAGACATCGCTGTTGAAGCTGCACTACGTGTTGCTGGTGATGCGTCGTTACAGTCTGGACTAGATGTAGAAGTTGCCCGTGCAACTGCTGCGGAAGGTGTTCTACAGTCACTACTAGACTCAGAACAGTCTGCTCGTATCCTATCTGACCAAGGTCTACAGTCTGCAATCACTGCAGAAGAGAACGCACGTATCGCGGCTGATGCAGTACTTCAGTCTGCAATTGATGCTGAAGAGTTAGCAAGAACATCTGCTGACAATGCACTTCAGGCGAACATCAATGCGGTAGATGCGGCAGTAACTGCAATCACAAACGGTTCTCCAGAAACTCTGAACCAGTTGGTTGAAGTTGTCGCGGCATTTGAAGATGCTGACTCTGATCTACAGACCGTAATCTCTAATCTAGGTGGTGACGCAAGTGCATTGACTGCACGTGTTTCAACTCTAGAAAGTGAGATGGACGCAACTGAACTTGCAACAACGTCTAACGCAAACGCTATCTCTGCTGAGACAGTGGCGCGTGTTGCTGCGGTACAGGTGAATGCGGATGCGATTACTGCAGAATCAACTGCTCGTGCTGCTGCGATTACCGCAGAACAGAACGCACGTGCGGCTGCAATCGTTGCATCTGAATCTGATCGTGACTCTGCTGACGCAGAACTACAATCTCAGATTGACGCATTGTCTGCGGAAGAGACTGCAGGTAAGAGTTCACTACAGTTCCAGTTAAGTCAAGAAGAAGATGCTCGCATCGCGGGTGATTCTGATCTGACTGATTCACTAGCTGCTGAAGTTGCCCGTGCGACTGCTGCAGAAAGTGCACTGTCAAGTGATATCTCTGCTGAAGAAAGTGCTCGTGTATCTGCAGACGCAAGTCTACAGTCTCAGATTGACTTCATCGTATCTAACACTGACTCTGCATCACTAGATTCTCTAACAGAGATCGTTGCAGAATTCCAGTCAGTAGATGGAACGTTATCTGGTCTAATCAGTAGTAATGGTTCACGCATCACTTCACTAGAAACAAATGTTGGAACTATCAATAGTTGGACAACAGACAACCTATCAGAAGGATCAATCAACAAGTACTGGACAGAACAACGTACTAAGGATTGTCTATCTGGTGGTCTATGTATCGACTACAACTCAACAACTGGTGAGATTTCAATTGACGAAGTAGAAGCTGCTTCATCACTAACAGTTGCGGAATCGCATGACGCGAACGCACTGGGTGGACAAGCTCCTACATACTACCGTATCAACGTCTATGACGCTGCCGGTAACCTAGTCAACTAATCACACATTAGTGTTTAACAAGGGAGTCTTCGGACTCCCTTTTTTTTACTTTAAAAAACGTATAAATAGAACAGTAAACCAATTTCGGAAACTGACATGTATTCTACAACTAGAGAAGAGTTAATTGATTACTGTCTACGCGCACTGGGCCATCCAGTAGTAGAAGTAAACATTGACGAAGAACAGTTAGATGATCGTATTGATGAGGCGTTGCAGTGGTTTCGTGAAAATCACCCCGATGGTTCTAAAAGATATTATCTAAAACACCAATTAACCGAACAGGATATCGAAAATCAGTATGTTGATTTTCCAGATAATCTAGATCTGTCTGCGGTTGTTCGTATGGTGCCAGTAACATTTAGTTCTGCACACTCAGGGTGGTTTAGTGATGCATGGCAGGTTATGGCCTACACCATTTCCGACTTTACTCGTAACGGCGGAATTTTGGGTGACCTTGCACACTATGAACAAATGCAACAACAGTTATCACTCCTAGATATGAAACTTGGTGGTATGCCTCAGATCACATTTGATCGTCAGTATAATCGTGTTAATCTACATGTTTCTAAAACGAAACTAGAACTGCATGATTATATTGTATTTGAGGTCTATACTATCCGTGATCCAGATGAGTCTGTTACGGAATATAACTCACTTTGGAATCATCGTTTTCTAAAAGAGTATGCAACCGCATTGATCAAACGTCAATGGGGACTCAACCTAATCAAGTTCGATGGTATGGCATTGCCTGGCGGTGTTACTGTCAACGCACGTCTTATTTACGAAGATGCACTTTCAGACATCGAGAGAATAATTGAACGTTTTCGTACGGACGAAGATGAAGGTCCAATGTTCTTCATGGGGTAAGACATGGCTACTAATCCATATATTAGTTTAAAAAACAGACAAGAACAGGACCTCTATGAGGACATTCTCATTGAGGCGATTCAGTTCTATGGTCAGGATGTTTACTATCTCCCACGCGAAGTGGTCGAGAGAGAAGACATCTTCTTAGATAGTATTCAGTCTCAGTTCTCTGACGCCTACAAAGTTGAGGTGTACATCGAGAACGCAGAAGGTTTCGAAGGCGAAGGCGATCTGTTCACTAAGTTCGGCATCGAGTTGCGTGATCAAGCTACATTTGTTATCGCACGACGCAGATGGAAAAGTTTGATTGGTGATCGTCTTTCTGACGCACAGTTCCGGCCACGTGAGGGCGATGTAATATACTTGCCTCTATCAGAATCTCTTTTCGAGGTCAAACGCGTCTATACAGAATCTCCGTTTTATCAACTATCCCAACTGCCTCTTTTCCGTATGCAATGTGAGTTGTTTGAATTCTCCGATGAGGACTTTGATACTGGCATTCCAGTCATTGACAACGTTGAGGCTGAAGGCGCATTCCAATACGAACTTCAGATGCCAGGCAAAGTTGAAGGAGACGAATCTTACTACTTGTCGGGTGAAAATGTTTATCAAGAGTTTGATGATTTTCGACTTGAGGGTGAGGTCACCACATGGAATAGTAATACACGCATGTTAAAGATTGCACACACAGGCGCAACAGACGGTAAGTATCACGAATGGTCAACAGACAGACCTGTTATTGGCGAGAATGCATCATTGACACCTATTTCTGAAGAGGAAGGAATCAACGAGATTGATCGTTTATCACAGAAGGAAGTGTTTGACGATTGGGCAAATGACTTTGTTGATTTCTCAGAATCCAATCCGTTTGGAGATATATTCTAATGATGGGCGGACACTTTTATCATAAACGAGTTAGGTCTTGCGTGGCTTTATTCGGTTCTATGTTTGATGATATTAATATTTTAAGAACAAACTCTGCGGGTAAAGTGTTGTCGCAGGTAAAGGTTCCTCTATCTTATGCACCGGCTAGATCGTTTATTGAACGACTAGAAGAGATGTCACAGGGCGAGAGTGCTGAACGTAGGGTTGCGTTAAAGCTCCCGCGCATGTCATTTGAGATCGTTTCTATTGCATACGACGCACAGAGACAACTACCCAAACTTAATCACTTTACCGTTGCAGACGGCAGTCAACTTGCAGACAAATACTATGTCGGCGTACCATATACTTTGTCATTTCAGTTAAGTGTTTACGCACGATCTCAGGATGATGCGCTTCAGGTGGTAGAACAAATCCTGCCATACTTTGCGCCGCAGTATACATTGTCAGTCAAACCTTTTTCTGATCAACCAGAAATAAAAGAAGACATTCCCATTTCACTAACGAGTGTTGATTTTCAAGACGACTTTGAGGGTCCCGTAGAACAGAGACGTACTATCATATATAACATGACATTTGATATGCGTGTGAACTTCTATGGCCCAGAAAATTCAGCTCCAATTATTCGTGAAGTTAACACCAATATCAATCTTATAGATACAGGAGGTTTCATTGAAAATGTTCAAGTAACCCCAAACCCTATTGATGTGAGTCCAGACAGTGATTATGGATTTTCAACTGTGATAAATGATAATGATTTCACGAGTGAGACATGATGACAGATCGTCGTAAGCCACCAGCGTTATTTGACGAAGAACAGAAGAAAAACTTCGTGCACGAACAGGACTATGAGTACTCTCGTGACACTTACTATGACCTAATTGAGAAAGGTCGTGAGTCACTAGAACTCATGATTGAAGTCGCACGTGAGAGTGAACACCCTCGTGCGTTTGAGGTTCTGTCTGGCATGATCAAAGGCATCGCAGATGTCAATGACAAGTTGATGGATCTCAACAAGAAACAGAAAGAACTTCAGAAAGAAGACAAACCTGCCGAAGCAACAACTACTAATAATAATCTATTTGTCGGGTCTACTACAGAATTACAGCG